TGACGATGGTTGAGCCTGTCGGCGCCGCCTCAAGGTCGGGTGCCGGCGTTGCGGGATCGGGGCCGAGATCGACGACAGTTGTCGAGGGCTGGCCTGCCGGTTGTTCCACGGGCTGCGCTGCAGGATCGAGTTGAGGGGCGGTCTGGCCTGATGCAACCGTGAGCGTAAGCAGATCGGCGACGGTCGGCCACGGATAGAGACCTGCCGCGATATCGTTCATCACATCTTGTGCGGTGACAGGGTTGTTCACGTCATAGGGTGCGCCCTGGTAGTCGGGCTGTTGCGCGGCCTGCTGCCAGATCTTGTTTGCGATCGCAGCGAGTAGTTCGGGATCAGCGCGAGATGACAGGTCGGAATTCGTCAGCGTGGCGGCAGCGTCATTGAGTGAAATCGCAGTATTCGGCTTGACATAGTAAGGATTGGCAAAAACCCAAAGCCGATTAGAGGATGCAACCGCTGTCGATATACCGGACGAAGAATCAAGATACGATCCGGTATAAGCATCCTCGTAGGTATAGACAACGCCCTGAGGACAAGTCAAAGGATTCACAGGGCAGGTCGAAACGGCACCATCAGAGGTAACACCACTCTTGGAGAGGGATGTAATCGAAAAGGTCGAGTAGTTGAGCTTGCGGATCATGTAGTTCTGATAGAACAGATACGCCTGTGCCTTTAGATCTTCCAGAGAGCGGCCACAAACAGTGTACGAACCCTTCAGGTATGGGGAGCCATACGGAAAATTACCGGTTGGATTGACCGTGCCACACATAGGCAAATCGGACGCATAACTAATCGAGTTTCCGACGCCAGGTGCAGCAAAATCGTACGGCATGACAGCAGGAGGCGTAGACCAATCAAGTGACGGCGCAGGAATCTCAACAACAGTCGCACCAGCGCTAGACTTGGGACTAACCGCAACACTTGAAGAACCGGCATCGGCCTTCCATTTGTTCGATCCCATCGTGAAGTCATAGATTTCGTAGGCAGCACCGAGGCCAAGAGCCACGGAAAGCCAGACAGGAGCGGTGCCGATGGCGGCTACAGTCGAGGCAACCGATCCAACTGCAACCGCACCCTGCAGGGTGGTTTGCGCAGCGGTCATGGTGGCCGCGTAGATCGGGTCATTGGCCGCGAACCCAAGCGCGGTAAGACGCTTGCTCAGCGTAGATGCAACGGCCTTGTTAACGTAGCCATTGAATGGGCGAACCAGTTGCGCGACCTGGGCCTGCGCTTCTGTTTCGACATACACAAGAGCCGATAACGAAGCGAGAAGAAAGAACACAGCAAGAAATCGTTTCATCCTTCGAGTCCGGTAACAAAAGCCCACCCGCTGACGATGCCGAAGAAGAAAAAGCAGAGGATCAAAAGGCTTTGGGTATCGGGCATGATGGTTGTCCTTTAAGGGGAAAGCGGAGGGGCGTCCCCCTCCGGTTTTAGGTCAACGAATCAACGGCCCTTGAAGGCGCCCATGATCATCGTGGCGCCCTTCCAGAGGATGTAAACACCCATCAGCGCGGCAGCAGCCAACAGGAGCGCGGCAGAAGTCGTGCTCATGTCGATCGCGTCAGTGAGAGAGGTGTAGTCGGGTGGAACGGCCATTGCATTGCCCGCTGCAACCATCGCGGCAGTACCTACAGCAACGACTTTGCCGGTGGTATTGTCGAAAACGGCATAGGCATCGCGGCCGATTTTCTTGACGGTCTGAGTAGCTTTGTTGATCAGGTGTTTCATGTGTGACTCCTTATAAGTGCTGGCTAGGCGAAGGTTGAGCCGCGTCGGTAGCCATCCGGCGCGGTTTTTTCCCCGAAGGGAAAGCGATTCATTTTCGAAAGATGGACAGCACGACGCCGGCCCCTCTTCCGAGGACATAGAAAGCAACGACAGAAGACACAGCAAAGGCGAACACAGCGCCGAGGATGGAGTAGTCGAAGTCAGCAGGAAGACCAGTTTCCAACGTGCTGCCGGTCGTCGTTGGCGACATGGTGCAAGTCGGAGGGGTGAAGCTCGGAAGCGCAAAAACTACGTTCGTCTGGTAGGTGTTTTGATTGGTCTGAAAATTCATCTTCCACGCGCCGGCATCCTTGATGAACGTGATCGAGCTAACCATGTTCGACGAGATCGAAACAGGAATAGGCGATCCGGTGTAATGCGCATCGAGGGCTTCATCGACTGTCGAATAACACTCCGCACCATTCCGATAACCAATGGTCATGCGCGCACCCCGAACAGGCTTTTTTGACGTGTCAGATAATCACGCTTCTGCATTTTGGCCAGGCGCATCAGGCGGGCTTGCTCGATGAGGCGTGGTGCGGCTTTTGGCTTCATGGCCTTGGCCCATTGGCGGACTTGGGAGGGGTGGCAGTACATCAAGCGGCCCTTGCTTCGAGGTCGTACCAGTCCGGCACGGAAAGCGGTTCGAGTTCGATGAAACGAACCTTGATCGGGAAGCGCTCGACGTTGCGCGGTGCAAGGATGTCGATGCCACATTCGCGCAGCACCTTTGCATGGCGGTACAAGGTGCGCTCGGAAGCCATTAGCTTCATGTCCTGGCCCGCAAGCCAAGCAGCTGCATAGACACGGCTTTTCTTCGGCACAGCATCAAGAATGTCCTCATCACAAGAGCGATCCGCACGCTTGAAAGGCTCGATCTGCTGTTCGTACAACTCTTCGAGTTTTGCATCGGTGACGTTGGCCAGGTCATTCAGGCCAAGCTCAGAAAGCAAGCGTTTTTTGAGTTCGATTTCCACGCGTACTACTCCTTGATCCTTGAGCCACGACACCAGCTCGTCGTTTGAATCAGCACCGTGCTTAACCATTTCCAGGTGCTTGATGTAAGCCTTCAACATGTGGCGTGTATTGGCCCACCACACCGATTCGTCGCCTGACTGTCCGCGCTTCATACGTGAGATGCTTCGAGCACCGAGCCATCGGATGAAAGCGCGGGCTGAACTTTCCGAGCCTGTTTTGTAATTCCGGGTGATGTCCAAACGCGATATGACGCAGCCCCGCCGGGCATGTGGAAGCGCGAACGGGCCAGGCGTTGACCGGTCAGTAGTTGCAGCTGTGAATGGTGGGAGGCCAAGCTCCACCAGTATTCGGTTACAAGCCTCGATCGTCCCTTGAAGTCCGAAGTTAAAAACGTTGTCTTGGCGAGAAAACCGCCCCGCGTTGCCACTGAGGGAAACACGGAAACCATCACATCCAACACGAACGCTTGTGTCATGGCTTCCGTTAAAGCGCGTGGACTGGTTGCGCTCAAAAACTGGCGTACCGTCTGAGGAATAATGGACGGTGACACCCCCTGTGAGGATTGGTAAGCCGCCGTCCGGATGATGTTGAGAAGCGGTGATCCAATCGATGAAGAGCGAGCCATTCGACACCCCTGTTCTCCCTTGTCACTGACAAATTGGCAGTGAACGGACTAGTGTTACTAGCCGTTCGACCCCTCAAGCCGACTTGGCAACCGACAAAGCCGGGACTACGCCGAGCACGTAACTTTCGAATTTGCCCATGCGAGCACGCTGGCCGATATCGAGATCGACGATGCCGGGAAGCTGGATGTTTTTGAATTGCTCGATGCAGGCAGAGTCGAGGGGCATTTCGGTGACTTCGAAGCCGTAACCGGCCACGGTGACTTTTTCGTTCTGGAAGGATTCGATTTTGGTTTGGATGAGAACTGAGGACATGTCCCAGTCGTTGCCATCCTTCATGCCTTTGAGGACCTTGGCGCCAAGTACGTGCATTTTCATGGT